ATCCTTTTTCAAAATCAAAGTATGCTAAATGCTGATCAGGTTCTCTTGCATTACGAGCTTCATAGAATAATGTTATGTTTGGTTTCTTACCCGACAGCTTGACACCTGAATCCATCCACCCAGCAAAAGCACTACCGCCCCTAGCTGACATGAAAGATAAATCATCTGCCCTTTCTTTACCAGTATGGTGAGCAATGATCACTGCTACTTTATATAGTTCAATAAGTTTATCTACTCTTGATAACATCTCATGTATCTCTGAGTTGGAGTTCTCTTCTCCACTAAAGAAATTAATAATAGGATCTATCATTACCAAGTCTGGTTTATGAAACTCTATACTCTCTGCGATAGCATCTATGTCGCTGTCCCTCATGATGTTCTTTCTTAATCTACCTGATGCTATAAGGTTTGACTTACCTAAGTTGTATAGTTCAGGATCATGATGATAGGGTTGATAATACATCTCAATTCTTTTCTTTAAGAACTCATGAATGATCTCTGCTTGTAGCCACATTACTTTGATAGGTCTTGAGAAACTCATACCCATAAAGTCTGTGCCTGTAGTAGCTGCTGCCGCGAATGCTCCTAGCCAATGCGACTTACCTATCTTTGGTTTACCTAGCAGTAAGACTCTGGATTGTTCAAAGACAAAAGCATCTCCCCAATACTGCTCAATCCTACTGCTGTCCATTGAATCCCAAAAGGGATCGTTAAATGATTTGAGTCCAAGAGGATCGCTTTGTATATCATCCTTAGCTTTTATTATAGGATCTTCTTGATCCATGATTTCTTTTAAATCATCTGTTAATTGTATCTGCCACTGACTTGTATTCCATTTTTGTATACCGCTTTCTTCTTCAGGATTTCTTTTCAAGTGTCCAGCACAAATGCTTTGAGTTGTATTTAATACTTCTTGCACACTCATAGGTGGGTTGTTTGTTTGATTCCAATCTAATGCTTTGATTACAACTTCTCTCATGCCCCAACCTTCTAGTATCCATTTACCTACTAGCCTAGCAAGGGTGTCGTTTCGCATTCCTGTTTGCACACCATCTGTTGTTAGTGGTGTTTTACTTTCTGTGTTGATCTTACCTGTGTTGTTATAGTCATAAATAATATTCATGTCTTGACTATTAAGAGTAGGTAAATCATCAAGTGAATCTACGACAGCTCCTTCAACTACTTCGAACTGATAATTAACAGAAGGACTGACCATGACATAGCCACCCTCTCCTCTTATATCTAATTTACCTGTAGTGTTTCTTATCTTTAGATCATCATTGATAGCATAGAAGTAATGATAGCCACCACGAGGTGTCTTTTGTTTTAACATTGTTCTTGTTATCTGACCTGACTCACAAAAATCACATGCCTCTTGGGTGTCTGCATCTAGCACTATAAATGTTACGCCTGTGATAGCAGCCCAGTTGCAATCTTTAAATTGTAGATACCATTGCTTGACTTCATTAAGAGTAGGTTGCTTCTCTATATAGTCAGCCCATTTTACTCTTGGTGTTTTTGACCAACGCTTTTGTAAAACCATATCGTCTTCAAAGGGATGTCTGCTTTTAAAGTATTCAGGTATGATGTCGTTTGTAGATCCGCATGGTATTAGATGAAAATTATTTTCATGATATGACATGAGCATATCTTTACGCTCATCATTAGCTATGTCTTGTCCGACTGTGTTTGGTTTTATTTCTATTGGCATTCGTCTACTGATCCATAAATGTTTTCCCAACCTAAAGCATAGCCTGTCATCTTAATAAGTTTCTTAGCTTGATTGACTGAGGGTTGCCTGGTTCCGTATCGCCAAGATCTAACAGTATCAATAGATACACCTAAGTCTTTGGCTAACTTATCCTCACCTCTTTTAACAATGTAGTCTTTAAGTTCCATAGTTCTCCTTATATAGAATGGTATAAGTTAATGCTCTTATAGGGGTTGAGTGAGGAGTTTTATATTTGATATATAACTTCATTAACTCATACCAAATATCATCTTAACATTGCTCTTTACAATAAGTAAAGAATTTTATTACAAAAGTGTTGACAATATTTTTCATAGGCGTATCATCTATCTTGTATTTAAAAAATGGAGCCTTATATGAAAGACTATTCTACGCTATCTCTACCTCAACTTTTGATGGAGAAGAAAAAGAATCTAGCAAAACAAGCTGAACTAAAAGAACAAAGTGCACAGCTTGATTTTGCAATCACCAAACATCCTGATGTGCATAAGCAAGTCAACAGACTTTCTAACACTGGCGGATCTACTCGGGTACATCTTAATGGTGTCATACCAAAAGACTTACGAGTTAATTATAAAATAACAAGATCATGGGATCAGAGTTTTTTATCTAAAGTAAAAGACGAGATACCTGAAGATCTATTTCCTTTCACAACTGTATACAAAGAAGATACTGCTCTATCTAAAATGATAGAAGCAAATCATCAAGACATCTTTGATAAGTTTCAAGAAGGATTACAAACCAAGATTAATGAACGACCATACATCCAGTTCGTTGATCCATTAAAAGGAGCTGAGAAATGATTTCACACAATGATGTAGTACAAGAGATACGTGATCGTATCAAAAGAGATGTTGCACCAGGTTTACACAAAGCTTGGGTTAATAAAATATTAATGATTGTTGACGATGTAGAAACCATAACAGACGAAATGATGTCACAAGGAGTGCAAAACTATGAGCCTGTTGAATAGCGTAACCACAGGGATACAAATCCCTTCAATTAAAATAAACCTATCTGGTACAGATGGCATTGGTAAAACTACCTTTGCAAGTCAAGCACCAAACCCTATCTTTATAAAGACAGAAGCTGGTACTAACTATATAGATACAGCATCCTTTCCTTTGTGTGAAAGTTATGACGACATACTAATACAAATCAAAACTTTGTATGAAGAAGATCATGACTACAAGACAGTGGTCTTTGATACAACTGACTGGGCTGAGAAATTAGTACAGCAAAAGGTATGTCAGATTCATGGTCAGAAATCTATTGAGTCCATGGGATATGGAAAAGGTTTTACAGAATCTGCTGAGTTATTCGGCAGACTGCTAAGAATGTTTGATGCCCTACAAAAGAAGAAGATGCACATCATCTTACTATCTCATGTAGGCATAAGAACTTTTAATGATCCAGAGCGTGAGCCCTATGATCGTTGGGAGATGGCTACTCATAAGAAAGTATCAGCGATGATACGTGAGTGGGTAGACTTCAACCTGTTTGCAAACTACGAGGTATCAACTCGTACTAGCGGACAGGGTTTTAAGGAAACAACCAGGGCTGTGTCATACGGCAAGCGTAAGTTGTTTCATAAATACACCGCAGCATTTGATGCCAAGAGTCGAGTTGATTTAGGGAATGCTCCCTTGGATCTTGATTGGACAGCGTTCATGTCTGCATTTAAAGAATCTTTAAAATCTAAAAAAGGAGAATAATATGTCTGATGATTTTAATTTAAACTTGACTGATGTCGAGGATACAGGTGGATCGTTTGATCTAATGCCAGTCGGTGACTACGAATTTGTAGCTACTGGATGGGAGAATAAAACTAGTGCTAAGGGTGATAGATACTTATCAATTACCTTTGATGTGACAGGCCCTTCTCATTCAGGTCGTAAGATATGGGAAACATTCATGCTCGAAGGAGCTGGGTTAAACGTATCTATCAGCAGAATAAGAGACTGGAGAAGATCCATGGGCATGGAAGCTGATGTTGATGCCTTTGGTCTTGAACAGTTAGAGAGCATGTTGAACATTCCTTTCAAAGCCAAGGTCAGTGTTGAAGTTGGTAGAGATAAGGGAGACGGAACGAAGTGGGACGACAAGAACAAGATTGCTAAGTTTCTTGCAGTTGAGACAAGCAGTAAGTCAGTTCCTTCGCAAAGTCCTAAAGAAGAATCAAAGTCAGCTGACGATGATTTCGATTGGGACAAATAATTTATTTACAGGAGAGAGTAAATAAATAACTCGAGTGAGTAGTCTTAATACCAAGACTACTCCTCGCACCTAGGGTTATTGTATACCCTAATGTATTTTTGGAGAAATATAAATGGCAATAGATAAAAGAGAAGCGAATGCTTTAGTAGAATCAATGACATCACTATTAGATTCTTTAGATCAAAACTTTGACAGCCTACCCTCTGGGTTAGATACTGTAGTAAAAGAAGCTAAACTAACATTATTAAACGTGGATACTAAAGATGACAGACAAAGAAAAATTTATAGAATATTTAGACAGTAAGACTTGCGACACAGTTATTGATGACGTGCAACAATGTGTTAATGCTTGGTCAATGAAAGAATTAGACTCACGATCAGCAATCATTACACTAACAAGATTTGCTGTTGATCTTACCTTTAAGTTTTCTTTTACACAAAAAGAAGCCTTAGAGTTAATACTAAGTATGGTACAAGATCACATGGACATACTAGGGTTTGAAAAACCAGGATCAGAAGATCCTGTAGAAAAAATAAAGATACTACATTGAAGCTTAGATACTATCAAAGGGATGCAATAGATTCCCTACACCATTGGTTTGCCAATCGTCCAGCAGAGGATCATGCTTTAATCGTACTGCCAACGGCTGCTGGTAAGACCATTATCTTTTCTCATTTTATTAAAGAGATACTAGCCAAAGATCCTACAGCTAGGTTCTTGGTTATGGCTCATAGAAAAGAATTAGTAGAACAAGCAGAGACTAAACTTAAAACTGTATGGCCCGATGCTCCAGTGGGTGTATTGGCAGCAGGAATGAAACGCTTTGAGATAGATTCACAGATCCTTATAGCAAGTAGAGATACCCTAGCATCACCCAAGAGATTAGATGCTGTCGGT